GGCGACACAAGGGCAAGAAAACCCATTAATACAAGGTGTAGAAAACACTGCTAGATTTACAGGAGCCATTAACTAATGCCACAAATGAAGAAAGATGAAATCCAAGGCGCAGTAATAGCCGCTATTGAAGCTGCTATTGATTACGTTGATAGTGATATTCGAGATCAGCGTGAAAAGGCTCAGAAATACTTTGATGGCGCTGTAGACCTAGAGCATGAAGAGGGACGCTCTAAGGTTGTCTCTACCAAAGTGCGTGATGTAGTGCGTGGTGCAAAGCCTGGTTTAATGCGTGTGTTCTTGACTAACGATAAGTTCGTGGAATTTACACCTAAAGGCCCAGATGATGTGGCTAACGCAGAGCAAGCAACGGCTTACACTCACTGGGTGTTTAACAAGGTTGGTGGGTATAACGTATTAAGTAATGCGATACATGACTCCTTGGTTAAAAAGGTTGGTCTGGTTAAGGTTTGGTGGAATACAGAGACTATTGCTGAATCCTACACCTATGAAAACTTGTCAGATGAAGAAGTTCAAGTTTTAGTTTCAGATGATGAGGTTGAAGTTGTTGAACACGCTCAAGAAATATCTATGGAGATGGACCAATTCGGAATGGAAACCCCGATTAATGTACACAGTATGGTCATCTCTCATAAGCGAGAAGAGGGCGAAATGGTGGTTGAGGGAATACCCCCAGAAGAGTTCTTTATTGACGGCAGTGCTAAATCAATTGATGACGCTTATATTGTTTGTCATAAGTCAGAAAAGTACGCAGGCGATCTAGTAGCAATGGGATTTGACCAGGATGTTATTGATGGCTTGGCAGGTTCAGGTGACGATTCCAGTGGCGATGAAGAACAGATATTGCGCTTCGGTGAGAGCGTAGACTCAGAAGAAGATATTGTTAATGACCCATCTATGCGCCTGGTTGTTGTTACAGAGGCATATATGCGTATGGACATTGAGGGTGATGGCGTACCAACCCTTCATAAGTTTCTATGTGGCGGCACTAACTACGAGATCTTAGAACAAGAACCCTGGGACAGAGTTCCCTTTGCGGATTTCCATGTAGACCCAGAACCTCACGCATTCTATGGCCGCTCGCTCGCTGAATTGGTAATGAACGATCAGGATACGACTACAAGTGTACTTCGTGGAATCCTAGACAACGTAGCATTGACCAACACCCCTCGCCTAGAAGTTAACGAAGATCTAGTAGAGATGGATGACGTCCTAAACAACGAAATTGGTGCAATCATTCGTTCAGAGCAAATAGGGTCAGTAAACCCTCTTGTAGTACCTTTTGTAGCAGGGGCAACCCTACCAGCCCTCCAATACCTCGATATGCTTGTAGAGGAGAAAACAGGCATCTCTAAGATGAGTATGGGGCTTAACGCTGATGCTCTACAGAACACCACAGCGACAGGCGCAGCACTGACCGCACAAGCCAGTGCAGGACACGTTGAAGTGATGGCTAGAAACCTCGCTGAGGGCATGAAGCGGTTATTCCAGCTAATGTTACATGTTGCTGTTAAAAACTCTCCTGACGAGCAGATGATGCGCCTCAACGGTGAATTTATACCAGTAGACCCAAGTGTTTGGGATATTGATATGGATATGGAGATTAATGTAGGCCTTGGTACTGGCAAAGAGGACGTTAAAGCTGCTGCACTGATGCAAACTTTTACGACTCAGCAGCAGATCTGGCAAACATACGGTCCATCTAACGGCTTGGTAAGCATGACACAGATGCGAAACACATTGTCGGATATGTTGGCTTTGAGTGGACTAAAGAATGCTGACCGTTACTACGCCCCAATGACTGATGAGAAAGAGCAGCAGTTAATTGCAGCACAGCAGCAGCAGGCAGCACAGGCTGGACAGCAGGGCGATCCAATGGCAGAAGCATTGATCCAAGCTGAAACGATCAAGGCCCAGGCCAAGTTGCAGGGCGATCAAATGCGTATGCAAGGTAAGATGCAGGGTGATCAAATTAAGATGCAATCTAGTATGCAAGTTAAGGCTGCTGAAATGCAATCTGCACAGGGTCGTGAACTACAAGAGCTACAGCTTAAATACCGTGAATTACAAGCTGGCGATGACCTAAACCGCGACAAGATGAACCAAGAACTACTCATTGAGGCGGCTAAAATCTTAGGCCAATACGGTACTGCGGTAGACGTTGAGCGTGTACGCGCCATGCAAGCGGCCCCTCGGATGGGTAATATTCAATGATTTTGAAATCTCAGGCTTTAAAATTGTTAGCCGATGATACTTTTGTTGCTGTATTTGCTAGTGTACGAGCAGAACAGGTTAAAAAGTTCTTACAATCTAGTAAATCCGATTCGGAAGCTAGAGAAGATGCTCACGCTATTACGCGGGCATTAAACGAGTTCGAAGCTACTCTCAAACGTGTAATCACGAATGAGGATATGCGAGACAAGCGCAGCAAATAAGGGATAGCACCGTGGAAACGACTAACCAAAGCATTGAAAGTGCAGTTGAGGCGCTAATGGCTCCAGTAGAGTCAGAAACAGCCGAAGTAGAAACTACCGAAACCGAAGTCGCAGAGGTTGAAGAAGCGGAGGTTGAAGAAGCCGATTATGAAGAATCTGAAGATGATGCAGAAGATGCAGAAGATGAAGATGAAGATGACGGTAAAGAAGAATATGAAGCAGATGAAGATCAAGCCGATCAAGCAGAACCTAATACCTTTTCCATTAAAGTTGATGGTCAAGATGTATCAGTAAGTCTAGATGATCTAAAGCGAGACTATTCAGGCCAGCAATATATTCAGAAGGGCATGAAGCAAGCAGCCGAGCAGCGCAAGCAGGCAGAAGAGGCTTATAACGGGCTAAATCAGCAGCGTGAGCAGCTAGACACACTACTTAGACAGGTACAAACACAGGGCGTTATACAACAACCCACTCCACCCACTAGAGAACTACTGGCAGATGACCCGCTTGGGTACATTGAGGCAGAAGCTACTTACCGTGAAGAGATGGGCAAGTTTCAAGCGCAGAGGCATCAACTAGTACAGCAGGGTCAAGCACAAGCAGCAGCGCAAGGACAGGCTAATAAAGCCAACTTGCAGCAGCAAATGGCAGAACTTACTAAAGCTATTCCTGACTTCGCAGATGCTAAAAAAGCACCGAGGTTAAAAGAGAATTTAGTTAAACAAGGCGCGGTAGAAGGGTATTCGTCAGAAGAAATAGGCGCAATAACTGATCACCGAGCTTTTAAAGTTCTACGAAAAGCAATGCTATACGACCAAATAATGGTAGGAACGAGCGATGTGCAAGCAAAGCTCAAAAAAGCCCGCCCATTAATGAAAGCTGGCACTAAAAAGCAACCTGATTCTGCTAAGAAAGCGCAAGGCAAGCTAATGTCAAAATTGAAGAAATCAGGCAGTGTAGAAGACGCAGCCGCAATGTTGTTTAATAGTTAAACTTTATTTAAATCAATCATTTAGGAAGAAATATCATGCCTCAACCCTCGAACACATTTGACACATACGATTCTGTCGGTATACGCGAAGACCTTAGTAACGTCATCTATAACGTGTCTCCAGAAGAAACTCCTTTACTTAGCTCTATCGCCAAGGTGAGCGCAACCAACACACTACACGAATGGCAAACTGATGCAAATCGTGCAGCGATTGCAACGAATGCTCATATTGAAGGAAACGATACTGCTGGTGATGCAGTTACAGCCACAGCTAGGCTTGGAAACTACACCCAGATATTCAAGAACGCTTGTACTATATCAGGTACGGATGAAAGCGTTAAGAATGCTGGTCGTGGTAAAGAAATGTCTTATCAAATCGTAAAAATTGCTGCTGAACAAAAAACTGACATTGAGATGTCTTTGTTCGCTAACAACGCTCGCGTAGCTGGTAATGCTACTACTGCTCGCGAATTGGGTGGTTTAGGTTCATTCGTTAAGACCAACGTAACTAACGTAGGTAATGGCGGTTCTAACCCTACTGGTAACGGTACTAATGCTCGTACAGACGGTACTGCAACTGTATTTAGTCAAGCTGACTTTGATACTTGTATGCAGGAAATCTGGGCAGAAGGTGGAAAGCCAGATACTGTTTATTTGTCTACTTTCCAAATGAATAAGGCACTAGGCTTTACTGGTAACAACAACCAGCGTTCTACAGGCGCATCTGGCAAGGTTGAAAACTTGTTAAATGTTTATATGACGCCCTGGGGCAGTGTTACGTTTACGCCATCGCGCCATAATAGAGCCAAAGATGTGTGGATTATCCAGAAAGATAAGCTAGCACTTGCATCTTTACGTGCAATGAAGAACGAAGCGTTATCTAAAACAGGCGATAACGAGAAGCGTCAAATTCTGTGCGAATCCACTTTGGTCGTCAGAAATGAAAAGGCGTTAGGCTTGATCGCTGACTGTACAACATCTTAGGTCATAGT